ACCTCCTTATGGTCTACCAAGCGCCTGGCGTTCAGTTAAAGAATATGTTCGATACATAGTATTCGACGGAGCGACATGGTACTCATTTCCACCCTCAAACATGACAGTTGCCATACCACGCTCAGGCTTATACTCGTATTTTCGTAAAAATCCCTCCTGCAGAAGCGTTCCGTTAGGAGCATACACCCATCCGTATTCAGGCGAAATGCCATCCATATCATACCAAAAGCCGTTGTCATTAAACAGATAATGGTCTCCAACAGCTTCATATGCGAATGCGGAAGTACAGAAGAGACAAACTACCACAGCAAGAGCTATGCAAACAGCACAAATTTTCTTTTTCATGGTGGAGACACTTCCTTTTTTCTTTTAAGAATATCATGTAGGAGTCGAAAGGTCAACCTATTAGGGAGCACGTATCCAAATATACATCATATCTTAGTCGTTATAAAAATAAGAGCCGCAGAAATTTCCACGGCCCTTGATTATTAGCTCCTCACTTCCACATCCGGCAGAACATCCGTGTGGAAATACATTTTATAGTGGTACGGGTCAGTGGTCGTGCCCGTAATATCTTCCACTACGTACATCGTGTAGTCGTTCAGGTAAATATAATTCTTCTTGTACGTACTCGGCCCTGTCTTCACGGTGCACACCAACTCGTTTTCAGAATTGTTGCTGATGGCCATAAGACCTTCTGCTTCCAGAATGATCTTATCCGTTCTAGCATTGTAAACCGTGATCCGCCGCTCCGTCTCAAAGTAGTCGGCCTGCTTCGAGATGTTCGCATTTACCTTATCAGCCTCGCTGCAGCCGCAAAGCCAAATGCAGCTCATCAGCATCAGCAGACACATAATCAGACAAACAATACGATTCTTACTCATTTTTCATCAAACTCCTTGCTGCTGCGTAAATAAATTTTTTCACAGACCATACATCCACCTGATACTGAACACGCAGCTTCTCCAGCTCAGGATTCGGATACTCGCCTGCTCGAAACTCAGTCATATCCATTGCCCTGCGCAAACGTCGATCCGCCGCACCAGGACTGCAATGAAACCGATCCGCCAGCATGCTCTCGATATCCGCCAGCGAGATAAACTGATGGTGCCGCAGGTCTTCCATCGTAAGCTCCACCGCTTCGCCAATCAGTTCCCCACCAAAGGTCAGCATGGGAACCTTCAACTTAGCGAGAAAATCATACGTTTTCTGCTGCATTCTCGTTCACCATGCTTTCTTTATTGATCTTTATAAATGCAAGAGCTACTTTCAGGAGGAGAATCTGAATTTTTTCCATACTTTTAACTGTCTCGGCAAGCTCTTTGATCGAGCAGGGGCCCTCGATTTCAACCGAGGCATAGGTACTCGGATCAAATGTCTCTGCAAAGTTGATTAGGTTCTCTACAAAATTCTCGTCATTAAAATTTGCAGAGAATGTTCCACCTATTGGGTTATAGCACAGTTTATACCCGGTTTCGGTCGTATATAAATGAAAGCCAAACTGTTGCAGCACGTCGATATATTTCTTATCAATTCCTTTCATGGTCACTTCACCATACTTCCTTTCCGAGTCTGGTCGTCTGCCGGCCAGAGTGTCTGGATATCATCAAACACCACTGGGATCTTCTTCTGCAGTTCGTGCAGCAGCGGGCACATGAGTTCTCTCATCTGAGGATGGGCCGCCACAGGAGTACGCAGCTTGAAGATGTTGCGCCACTCACGGTAGTTTGCAGTCACCACAATCTCGGTCTTCAGACACAGGGGCAGCACACAACGGGCCTGTTCGGGACGGAGACCATTGGCGATGAGAGTTTTGTATCTTTTTTCGGCATCATCACAAGCCCAGTACCACGCATTGTGGATTTGATAGTCCGTTTCGAGCTTTATAAATTCTTCTGTCGAAGAAGCTGCTTTGATTGCATTTTCCTTAGGCTCGTTAGGAATATAATACGGCCGAATAAAGCTCAGCTCCCTGCCAAACTTCTCCGTCGAGTAGTTGCAGTACCGGGTGCTCTCCTGCGCAAAGCTCGCAATGCGGTGCCGCACCAGCTCATTGGCAATGGCCCGGTCACAAGTAAACAGCACGGACAGCTGCGAATGCTCCAGCATAGCCTCATGCCCCTGCTTCACCAGAAAGCCCACCAGTTTCTTTGCCGACTCGCCATCCGGCGTGATCTTGTCCTCGCTCTTGTAACAGACCCGGGCCACCTGCTCGATCTGCTGGAGCTCCTTAATTCCTCCCTCAGAAATATCAGTGAGGATTTCGTACTTAGGTTCAACGATTTTCATATGTTAGCAATCCTTTCTCTTTCGGGATCTCGCAAAATAGAATCCCAGTCTTTAATAAGCTGCTTCAGATCTGAATCATCAATTACACCCTGCATGTTGTGCTCATTATATGTCATTAAGACTGCACCTGTTTTAGCTGGACCGAGTCCACAATTAGAACAGGAAATCTCATATTGGAGTTTCATAGTCGTACCGCAGGTCATCGCGCCTGTATTTTTCAAATATGCTTTACAATAGCACATAGGGCAACATCTCATAAAAGATCCTCCTGTATCAATCTGCAAGTCCAGTCCCCACAGATATCACCCGAAGCATGCTTCTTTGCAAACACCATGCCCTTCTTGATGGCCTCCTGCTTGTCGGTCGCCCTGACTTCAAAGGCCTGATGCCCGCCACCATTGTCCGTGCACTCAAACCAAAACGTGTGCATCTTCATATAAAATCCTCCAAAATCGAGTTAAGCAGAATCTCCAGCACCCGGTTTATGCCCGCCACCACTCGATATGGCCACGGTTCTTTCGGTTCCACCCGGACAGGGGTATCAGACTTTCTCAGCGCGCCATAAAGCCACCTGTCGAACTGCCCAAGTGAAATATCATTCTCCATGCACCATTCACGAGCATCTGCGTAGCTAATGTCACCATTCATGCAAAGCTCGACCACATCACGCAACGTAGCGTTCGGCTTGATCAGGATATCTTTTTGAAGCTCGTAATCCTCAAAATACAAGTCCTCGCGTGACCCATCAGCCCTGTGAATAACTTGCGCAAAGGGTTTGCCGTCCGCATAAAGCGTCGTAATATCCTCATCAATGTCGATTCGAGGACAGTCGTACCTCCATATGGCCTCAACAACTTCTTCATAGTCAATCATATCTCACCTCACAGCAGAATCCGGAACAAAATGAACCAGATCACCTTCAGCGTGAACGCAATAATAATCAGCCATGCACAAATAACCAGCGTTGCCGCCAGAATATAACCCAGCATATGGCCGATCTTCTCCCAAACATCATTCATCCTTATCAACCCTTTCGAGACCTGTAAAATATCCAATGCCAATATGACCACCATCGCAATAATGAATTGGGCGGAACGCCATCAGACTGGCCAGATGGTTCTTCGCATCTTCGAGATTACAGTAGGGATGCCCATCGTTAAATTCCCTCTCGCAAAATCGGCACTTGTAAGTCGGATAATAAAACGTATTCACCCCACACACCTCCTCGCCGCATCCAGACGGCTCTCCGCAGCGTTCAGCTCGAAGATAGCAGCCGTGATAAACTCCGGATCACAGTTCTCAAAGTGGTTCCTGGCCACCTCAAGCTCCCGCATGGCATCTTTCAGCGTATTGACTGTCGAAATCATCGGCTCTGTCCAGAATATCTTCTTGACGAAATCAACGATTTTGCGCAGCATTTCTACACCTCCACATCTTTGTAACCTGACGAGCCGTGAGCCAGCCCTCAACATCATCAAGGCCAAGTGCCTGCCTACCCATCACCTCGATAAGCCCCTGCT